TTCCATCGGAGACCATTTCCAATTTTAAACTTTAAGGTATCTGTCTCTATTCCAATTTCACCGCTTAGCAGTGTAGGGTTTAAAGATTGCCATCTAGAGGCTGTATCTCTTCTAAGTTGAATTCTTACTGTCATTTTATGCTCCTCCAGCATCTACTATGTTGTCATAGACTGATGATGCGTTTCCAATATCATTAATTGTATCATTATTATCTGGCCAATACAGAGAATCTGGTTGACCAGCATCAAATAGTGTTAGGTTTTCCCAAGTAGGATCTGACACTGTGCTTGTTGGGTCTCCACCATCTACCCCAACTACTTGAGGCAATGTGATTGCGGGAGATGCAACCTCATTTACCTCTGTAAATGTAATTGGGTTTTGTATGTCAATGCTATGAACTTCTCCGTCAAATGCGTGGGTGTGTCGATAGAATGGAGTAGGATCTGTACTTGGTGGAGTTAACTCTACCCAGATCTCACCATTGTATATACGTAAGTTTTTGCTTAAAACATTAAAATAGACATCGCCAGATTTTGCATTCTCTGGGTCTGACGCTACAGTAAGTAGATTAAGAGCAACTTTCATTTGACGTGACATTTTTAGCCTACTACTACTACTTTAAATTCTCCAGCTGATGGTGCAACAGCAAAATCAACCTTAACATTATTTGCATCGTGAAGCTTTACATCTGCCTCTACAAGTGAGCCTGTTGCAATATCAAATACCTGAACTGTAACATCTGCAGTACCTAGTCCATGATTAACTGTATATGAAGTTGCTGATCCTGATAGCTGAGTCATAAACTTTCTTGCAATTGTTCTGTAATCAACACCGTTGTTTGTTAAATACCACTGATTTGCTGACTCATTCCATAGTAACTCGACATCTGCCTCATCGCCACGCTCAACAATAATTCCAGCATTAGCTGTTGGTGTTCCTGTGACATTGCTGTTTAGCTTAACCTTATTATCTTCAACGTTAATCTGTGTTGTGTTTACAGAATTTACGGTTCCAGCAACATTTAGGTTTCCACCTACCTGTAAATTACCAACAATCTCAACATCATCTGGCAATCCAACAGTTACTGCTGCATTTGATCCAGAGTTTGGAGATACTTCAATTTGTCCTTCTGTGCCAACTATTGTAGCTACATAGTCACCAGTAGTCTGTGTTGCAAGATCAATGCTGATATTTGCATCGCTTGCATTTGTAAGTCTACCTTGTGCATCTACTGTAAATGTTACTGTCTTTGAAGTAGATCCGTATGTTCCAGCTGATACTTCTGTGTCATCTAGGGCAATTGTTGTTGTTCCATTAGAATCGTTATATGTAGAAACAATTCCTGTTCCGCCTGATACATATGTACCAATAGCGTCTTGGATTACTTCAAGTGAACCTGATGTAGAAATCCATTCTGTACCATTCCAGAAGTACATAACGTTGTCTTGTGAGTTATAGTAAATCTGACCAGATACTGGACTTGAAGGGGCTGCCCCTAAGTTTTGAATTCTAGCATTGAGTAATTCATTTTTATTAAGATCAATGCTTACTAAATATTTTTTTGCCATTTCTTATCTCCCTTTTAAGACAGGTATGCTGTCCCTGAAAATGGTTGTGCCATTGTCAATGTTAATCTATTATTATTGTTATAGTCTATACCTGTTTCAAGTATATCCCCTGCGCTTGATTTAATTGTAACGTTTGGATTAAACCCTAGGTTGTGATTTACAACAACTGAGTATATTCCATCTACTGGCCCTAGTATTTGTGCCATTTCCCAAGAGTAGGAAAAGTTTTCTGGAGTAGAAGCAAGAAGTATTACGTTTGCTCCAGACCATGTTGAGTCATCTAGCTTTGGTCCGTAGAAGTCTGATGTAGTGCTATTAAAATAAAAATCTCCAGATAATCCAAGGTTGTTTGCAGGTGCAGAAGTTCCGCTAAGAATTGTTCTACCTCTTGGACCTTGTGGACCTGGAGAAGATATTATTACTTTGTTTTTAGTTTCTGATACTTTTATTGACTCGGCCATTATATGGTCACCGATCTATTAAGAGTCATAAAACCCTCTAGGAGTTTTATTTTGTTCCCATTAGAATCGATAACCATAACGTCGTAAGATGACTTAGGATAAAAAAGTTTGTTTGTTTGTGTTGGTGTCATTTTAATATTTAAAACACCTTCTGGACCATCAATTGTGATACCACCAGATGGGGATGTAAGTGTTACAGCCAGCTTGTTGCCGCCTTTTGTATCACGAACCTGCATCTTTGCAGATGCACCAGTCAGATCAATGGGTGTAGTTTCATCCTCTTCGGTATAAGTAACCTGAAAGCTGAAAGTAGCATTTTGATCTACTTCAAAGTTTTTTTGTCCTGCCATTTGCCATAGTCTCCTAAATAGGAATACTCCTGTACTAATTTTAGCACAGGAGTATTTCTAATCGACTATATTAAGCCTTGTTTGTAAAACCGAAGTTTTTATCGTTCGGATTAAGGGCCTTCAAAATTACTGGAGCTACTGCTGCAATTCCACCCATAATAAGGTCATGTGGATCTGTATTTCCAGTCATGTACAGAGCAATTGCTGCTGACAAGAATGCTCGCCCGTAAGTTCCTAATGCTGACAAAATCTGTTCTTGCATTGTTACTTTCCCATCTTTGTTTAAATCCGCTTTATCGAATTTAGCCATTTTATCGTCTCCTCGTGGGCGGTATGCCCATGAATTTTGGTATTACCCAATACTATAATTCTACCACTATGCTGAGATATCTACAAGCTCACAATTGCCATCTGAACTGCATGCAAGAGTAGCTGTAGGAGATGTTCCATCTTCTGTTTCATAGAAAGAAAGGTCTTCCCATCGAATATTCTCAGGCATCTTTGCAACAAGAGCATCATACTCTTCTTTTCCTACTTCTTGGTATGGAGCCTGCTTGTATGTGTGGTCTGAATGAGGAAGGAATGAAATTCCAGATACCTCGTCAAAGTTTTTATAAACCCAAGCTCCGACTTCCATCCATTCATCTTCTTTGACAGAAACTGTAATTGAAGGCTTGTGCTCACACCATGCACGTTGATATACAAGCCAGATATTTAGATGATCAATCGCTGTGAGATCATTTCTAACAATTGCGCCTTCTGGTGCTTTTACTGGAAATGAGAATACATATGTATCGTTTGGCTTCATTACATCATCCTCTACTGGAATTCCAACTTCCTTTAAAAATGTAGAAATTGGATCTCCCTTTGAACCACGTACTGTACGAATGTAATACTGTGAATGCCATGGATGCATTCCTGAAGATACCCCGACCAATTGAGACACTGTTCCAGAAGGCTTTACGCATGTAATAGCTGCAGACTCAGGAATCCCAATCTTCCCTGCCTCTTCTTTATTTACTTCTCTTGCTCTATCACGCATTGACATTAAGAATGCCTCAAGAGCAATAATGTCTTCTTTGCCTGACATAAACTTATGTCCAAATTGTCCAGTTAGAGAAACACCTAGCAGTCTTTCTTCTTCTGTATTATCTTTCCAGATCTTTCGCAGGTACTTAAAATCTGTTAATGTTGACTGCCATGTCCCAAGGATTGTAGCAAGCTCAACTTTGCGCTGGATATCTTTCTTTGTATCGTTTTCACGTAATACGACTTCTGAAAGATTACAAAACTGATAAGGACGTAAAATAATTTCTGAACATGGGTTTGTTCCATAATGGATTTCAGGGTCTCTGCGACCAAATTTAGCTGCTTGCGCCTGCGCTGCTGCGACGTTATAAATTCCACGTTCCCCAGACTTTGAGTCATATAAAGATTTCCATTCTGCAATAAACTGCTCCATCTCTGGCTTGCGTGAATATGCAACAGAGTTATTTGATAAAGCTCTTTGTGGACTATTCTCCCACCAGTTTCCTGCTTTTGCTTGCGCCATTTCAATATCATTAATGTTAGACAAAGAAATCATTGCTGAGCGTCGAACTCCTCCAACTACAACAACTTCGCCAATCTTGCACATGATGTCATGGCACTCAATTGGCTTTAGGTTTCGTCCTGCCGCATTCTTAAACTTTGCAATAGTAAAATCAAAAAGATTAATGAGTGGTTGTGGTCCAGACGATCTTCCACCCATTGTCTTTAGACGTGCACCTGCTGGTCTTACCTTAGAAACATCAATTGCTGGAATATGACCAGTCCATAGGAGGGCAAGTAACTCACGGTACGCTTTTGCCCAACCTTGCTTTGAATCCTCTACAACAATTACTGTATCTGACTTTTCAAGTTTTTCTGGGACGGCAGGAAGCTTATTGATATACTTGTATTCAACAGAGAATCCAACACCAGTTCCACACATTAGTACATACATTGTTTCATCAAATGATCTTGGAGAATCTACTGGCAAGAAAGCACAGTTATACCCAGCTACATTATCTCTTTCTAGTGCTGCTCCAGATGTCATAACAGATCTCATTGATGGCATTACATTTCGTTCAAAAACAAACTCTTTTAATTCCGCAACTAGCTTTTCATTTGGAATATAATTGTGATTTACCTTTAGGTGATTAGTCATAAAGTCAAAATATCTATCTACTGTTTCTCCCCATGTTTCTCTACGCCCTTCTGCTTCTACCCATTTTGCATATCTTGATAGAGCAATAAAGTTCTCATATGGATTTTCAATAGTTTGTGACATTTATTATACGACCTATTCTCCGCCTTGCGGTGTAATTTTTTAGATGAAGTCCTAGTGTATCAAACTTTTATTTAATGGTCTAGGCTTAAAAAAATATTTTTTACATCTCATATAGTGATATGTGTTTTAGTTGACTGGCTTGACAGGGGTTTATAATCAATGCTATTCTTATAGTTCGTTATCTCTATAGGAGGAAATGCCAATGGAGAATATAAAACAGCAGTTTAGCGATTTAGTTCGTGACTGGACAGTAATAGCAATGACAACATTGTTTTTATTTTCAGGAACACCTGCAAACGCTTTAACTGTAAAACCTTTAGTGAAAACTGAAGCCCAATTAAAGCAAGAAGTCTTGGATAGTTTTAGTAAAGAGATTTACAAGCCATCTGAGATGCTTACAGATCAAGAGTTGTTAACACTTCTTAAGACTGTAGGATTCGAAGGATTAGGCCTTAAGAAAGCTTGGTCAATAGCAAAGCGTGAATCTAATGGAAGACCGCTTGCATATAACGGGAATAGGAATACAGGAGATAGTTCTTACGGACTGTTTCAGATAAATATGATTGGAAATCTTGGTCCTGAAAGACTTGAGAAATTCGATCTACAGAGTAACAAGGAGTTATTCGACCCAGTAACAAACGCAGAGATAACGTACTACATGACCGATGGCGGCAGTGATTGGTCAGCTTGGAAGGGTATGACCCCAAGAGCTAAGGAATTTTTATTAAAATTTCCGACAAAGTAAAGGAGATGGGATGAGGATACAATACGTATCAACTTACATCTCCATGTCAGAAGAAGGATTGGTTGAAAAGCTATTATGCCCAGTAGACCAATCCCTTCTTTTTTGTAATCAGGATCTAGAAGACAATATATTCCTATACTGCCTAGATTGCAAATATAAAAAAGATTTAGGCCTAGCCACTTACAATAAAATTGTTTCAGAGGTAGAGTCAAAGAATGTGCGATAAAGAAAAATCAATTCAAAATGAGTCAGAGCCAATCAGGGTTACTGATGCAATGGGTAGAGAGATGTTTTGGTTAGATGCAGGAAGACCAGACTAACGAAAATCAAGTTGAAAGCAACTTAGAAGACAATTTACCTATGGTAAATTATATAATGTTACACAGAGTATATGACATGCTAACACTTATAGCCAATAAGGTAGCTGGCAATGAAGATACTCAAAAAATGATAGACTATCATGAACAGGGGTTCCTATTAGGACCTGCCCCTTCATTTCAACCTAGTGAGGAATAATATGGAAAAAGAAAAAGTAGTACTACTAATGCTAGAAAAATTAAATAACGACACACGATTTGCTGGAGTTTCAAGTGGAGCAGATATTGCAGATGTTGAACAGCAGATTATTAAGAACCAACCTTTCTTGCAGTGGCAAATGGGTAACATGTACGACCTTCTTGTAGAAAAAGGCGTAATTACCCCTTGACTTTAAATATGCAATAGCATATACTTTTAAAGTATTGGTTGAGTTTTGCTCCCTTTACATAAAGCCCCTTTTGGATCCGCCTCCAAATGGGGCTTTATTATTTAAGTGGTATAATATTATTATGGCAAGAGATCATTTTGCACAAGCAAATAAAAACCCTAGATACGGAAGTAGATTTTATACTCATCATGAATCTAAGGAATCTCAGTCTGAGCAAAAAATAGAATTTTTTTTATCTAGAGTGATAAATAAATTTAAAAGAATATTTGGTAGAAAATAATGTTTACAGACAATAAAAACTTTGAGCAGGTTGCAGACCAAGTTTGGGTATGGCGTAACTTTGTAACTGAAGAAGAAAATGATCTTATTACTTCCTTGATGAAGCAGCATGAACAACGCTTTGAAGATAAGGATGAAGCATTTAAATTTGAGGACCAGGCAATAGACTGGTACAAGGATAAGACTGGCCCACTAATGATTGAGCTAAAGCCGATATGGGACAGAATATCCGCAGCTCTATATCCTGAGCATTATATTCACCCTCAGCTATTTGTTAACGTAATGCGTCCAGGGGACGAAGGCATGTTCGTACACGCAGATAGCCCAGGAATGAATATGGAGCACGAGTTAACTCAGCTAGATAGATGGAAGACTTGCTGCAGATTAAGTCACGGAATAGTAACATACTTTGGCGACTATACAGATGGACAGATCTTCTACCCTAACATTGAAAAAGACGGTGCTGTAAAAGAAAGACCTGGAGACCCATTTGATTGCCTAGAAGTAGATGTAAGACCTAGAGATCTTGCAATACATGGAGCAGTTCACCCATGGGAGCACGGTGTAAGAAAGATTACATCTGGAACAAGATACGCTTATTCAAACTTCTGCATGGAGAAAGAGCATGCTCCAGGAACGTATGAATTATTCGATCCGAACAAGCATCCACACATGACCGACAGAGCAGAGATTATAGAATGGGTTGAAAAGGTTCACCCTGAAACAACATTCTGCAAGAAGAAGTGTATCTGCGGTCAATCAGGCGATCTTCCTTATTGCGACAATACACACAAGATTATTAATAAGAAGAAACAAGAAGAGGGCAATTCGGACATTTAGTGCGAAAAGTGCAAAAGTGAAAAAATTGAAGTGCGGCGGCGGTAGAAGAGCCTATTTTAATCCCATGGATCATTTTTAGCAAACTCTGCTATATATCGATCATCTCCACTATATTCGTAGATCATATCCATTAACATTTTACACTCTGAGTGGCTTTCTAAGTACCATATGTCACATACCCCTGAACTTGCATTCATACAAGTCTCTAATCGCCTCTTAAGGCCTTCTATGACCCATTCTAGCGAACACTCTGCAAT